CCGATACTGCCGCAGGATGCCTCTGGAGAGATAATCACTTCGTCAGAGATACATGCCCAAGCGTAACTCGCCGAATAACTTCCTTCGTCAATGTAGCTATATGACTTAACTCCTGCTTCGTCCATTAGCATTCGCACCTCATTAGCCATGAGGAAGCAGCCCAATGCCTGACCACCCCCGGAACTGTGTTCAAACACGATTGTGTCTGCTCCTGCGGAGATTGCTTCAGTAACTTGCTCCACAAGACCAACATAACTTGTGCCTTCTGGAGAGCACATCATCTTTACCGGTTTGTAACTTAGCGCACCCTCGATCTTAATGAAGGCTACACCGTTAGTAATTTCAATCTCGTTTTCTTTATCTGGATAGTCACCCTCGTTATCCTCCATCATAGAAATCTCTCCAAGATTTCGTTTGGAGAGATAATCAACAATGGGGGAGAATTCTTCAGCAGTAATTAATTGAGGTTGGTTAAATACTTGTGAAGAAAATCTAAGCAGTTGTTTAAGCATTTTCACTCCATTTGATTGAGGCTTTCCATTCTGCCCATTTATTATCTATTAGTGGGTTCCAACCACTCTTAAAAGAATCTAGAATAGAGTCGAAAGAGTTCCTTGTTAACCCATTAAAATCACCTGATAAAGCCCTTGTTCCACACCTACTTTTTGCTGAAAACACTTCAAATAGAATATCCGCTTTTGCCCACACCTCTACATTGGCATTGGGGTGTTCCCATTTAGACTTTCGTTTTGGTGAATCTTCCCTTGTAATCTTGGCAGGGAGCTTATATGAGTTTTTCCAATCCTGCCATAGCACATCTTCTGCCGGAACCCACCCATCAACAAAGTTTCTCCATAAAGCGGACAATTCAATGGCGCGAAATATTCCATGTTCTTTTGCTACTTGCGCTTTTATTGGGTGAGGGCAATTTGAGTAAATATTATATATTTCATTTGCTTCTGACCAAACGTCTTTTCTTGCGTCTGATACTAGCCAAGGAGTATTATTAGACATTTGTTTAGCGATACTAATTACACGAAGAACATCTTCCCTATCTCTAGCTGCACGTAACTTCTGTGCAGCACACATATGCTTACGAGTATCTTCTGTTACTTTATACGCCTTTTTAGAAGCTAATATTTTTGCAATATTATCTGGTGTTCCCGCATATTTTGCTAAGTGGGAAGTTGCACTAATTCTTTCTTCTTTTGTTCTTCCTGCCCACATTTCTTTCATTCTTTTTGAAACAGAAAGTCTATGTGCTGGAGTGCCCTTTATTCTACGACGCGCAACTCGTTTCTTACCAGTTTGGCTAGGAGGTGCAAATCCACCTTTTTGTATGTTCCAGCCGGTATGCTTAATTGGGCGAACCTTCTCTTCTAGATAATAAGCGTACTCTTCTACACACACGCAGACAACACTCAAAGACACCGTGTCTGCGTATTTTCTCATAGCATTATAAAGCGTACTCGTATGCCCTAGTCTTGCAAGGTTTAAGTGTTCATTGTACCTAATTTTCGCGTTCCTATTGCTAACTCCTATATATCCTTGAGAGAACATGTTTGTGTGTTCTGGTAAGTGAATCCAATAAACTTCAGCCATGTTCCTCCTTATTTATTTGCTTTGTTTGAAGCAGTATTATCTTTTGTTGGAGCAGAATCAGATGTTCCATTTAAACCACCAGTATCCGTCGCATATCCATCACCGGCCCTTGACGTTGGCTTATTCATATACTCCAACATTGGTTCTTTATCGTCAGGAAATGCTGTAGCTCCAATAGTGGTTCTAACAATGTTAAGGACTTCACGATTCGCTTCTAGTGCGCCTACGGCCATTGTTTGTTGGATAAACTTGCCTAAACTTTCAATATCTACACTATCCAAAGGCTCATAAACAAACTCAGGCAACACAGAAGTGTCCCACTGATTCATTTCAAATGTCTGCTTGATAAGATCATTATCTAGCACATTCTTAATTTCTCTAAGCCTAAAGTCTAGCGCATAGGTAACAATGTTTTCCTTGCTTCCTGCTAGAGCAAAACTGCCAGTAGAATTATTGCCAAGCTGAAGCAAGTCAGCAAAGAGACAAACAAGGATATTGCTAGTGTAGCGCTGAATAATAGTGCTAGTGTCGTAGCTCTTACCACCTTGGGACGTGAGCAGATCAACTTTAAATAGTTTGGCCTTGGTTGTCTCATCCACATCCGAAGGGGTGATAATTCCAGACTGCTCACCAACAGCAACATTACGAACAGCTTTCTTATAGTCTTCATAAACTGCCTTGTGTGCAGGAGATGCGTCAGGAGACATGTATGCCGCAGGAATCTCAATATTCAGCAAGCCACCTAAGTCTCGCCCAATACCAATCATCTCTTGTGTTTCAATTTCTTTCTTATATCGCCAAGCAACCCATGCACTCTTTAGTGCTGGTGCTCCCTCAATGTTTCCATTCTCAGGACTTGTGCGAAACAACATAAATTTTTCACGAGGAATCTCTACGAAGGCCCCATACTTGCCCATCAATGTGTTATACTGTCCGCTCTGATTAAGAGCATTCAAGTCTTGAACAAAATGAGTAAGGTAACGGCCATCATCTGTGAATCGCCATTTGTACCAAGATGATTGTGCACGTACAGGCAATGCTTTCCAGCCAACTAAGCCATCATTATATTTTGATGTTTTCTTAGTACGACGCTTATATACTTTCTCATTGACGCACCAGCCATAGTCAATAACAGACATCATGCTAGAGATGAAATCAAACCAACTATGTTCCATGTCATTCATACATGATCGAACAAATGCTGTACGTTCAATAAGTGTATCATCTGCCCCCACGGGGGCTTTAACATTCCATTTGACTCGTCCTAACATTGTCTTATAAAATGACAATGCAGCAGCAACTGCTGAGTCTTTCTTCATCTCGTTAATTTCTCTTACGAGATAAGGCATTCTAAGTTTTCTATTTGCTTCTTCTGTAATGTTACCTAGCGCTACGCGCAATCCCGGATAACCTTGTTCCCCTAGAGCAATACGAGGAGAGGCAGGGGCTTCTGCATCTGGCGTTAGCAGAGATGCGTTTAGCGTAGCATCTTGTTTAGTTGTCTTTGCCAAGAAGCCTCCTATTTATTATTAAATGATTTCATTTTCTTTATACATAATATTATAACACACTTTTCACCAAATTGCAAGTAGTAAGTGAAAATATAATTGAATAATGATGAATTGTGTGTTATGTTGTTAATGGACGAGAGGGGACTCCTTTGTCATGGAGGGGAGAATAAACATTGGCAACACAGATGTTTTAGCAAGTGTGCTGAAAGCGTCAGCACATGCGTCAACAGCATCGTCATGGCCTTTTCTACCCCCGTCAAAGGATTCTAACTCATTATAAAACCAATCATTCCAGTCACCTCTAACAACCTTAACATTACCTACTTCCGACATGCTAGAGAATGGAAGAAATCTTGAAATCTTTCCTTTATGCCCCGACACTTGGACGAGCCTTGCAGGAATACCATTCTCAGATAGAACGCGGATAACGTGCTGTGACCAAGAGCGGCCTGCGCCGATTTCCCCAGGAATCATTACTTGAACCTCATCAACACCATCATCTCTTGCTGTTTTAACAATTTCATCGAGGACATCGCCGGATAACTTTCTGAAGCGATAGGCATCCTCCACCGTATAGACACCAAATTTATTGCGTGATACTTTCACACCGCAAGTATAATCCGGGTCTTTGTTGCTCTCACTCGGAAGTGTTGCAGCTAAGTCCCATGCTCTAACACGACGCACAGCGTCATCAGGAGGAAAGTCTACAAGTTCTACCCATTCACGTTGCCAATACTTGCTTGCTGTTTCTCTAGCAAACCATGATCCTAAAAGCAGACGATCACGTTCAGCACGTTTAAGATTCTCAAGACGACGAACATATTCTGGATCACGTTGCATTAATACAGGATTGCTATAAATATTAGCAGCAACGAATGTGTAGGTCATTGGTGTTGTATTTGGATACTTCTCAAGCATTTCTTCTGCTGTATCAGCAAATACCAAATCCCCACGGTACTGCGAGAAATACCTAGTTACACCAGACCTTTCGTGGATTGGAATACCTGTCTCTTGATCCAGATACCAAG